CGTGTGTCGCGAACTTGCACACTGGCTGATCACCAACGGTCAGACCATCGGGTACATCGCTCTCGAAGAGTCTGTCCGAAGGACCGCCTTGGGTTTGATGGGGATACATCTCAACCGTCCCCTGCACATCGAGATGGCTACCGGCAGTACCGAGATCCCTGCTGCTGATCTCAAGTCTGCCTTTGAATCAACCGTAGGATCGGGAAGGGTGTTCCTGTACGATCACTTCGGCTCGATGGATAGCGACAACCTGCTGTCCCGGATCAGGTACATGGTCCGGGCTCTGGGCTGCGACTGGATCTTTCTTGATCACCTGTCGATCGTCGTGTCCGGTCTGGGTGATGGTGATGAAAGACGATTGATCGACAACACCATGACCGCTCTCCGTTCCCTCGTCGAGGAACTGGGGTGCGGCTTGATTCTCGTCAGTCACCTGAAGAGACCCGAGGGCCGAGGCCATGAAGAGGGAGCCCAGACTTCTCTGGCACAACTCCGTGGGTCTGCTGCCATCGGACAACTCAGCGACATCGTGATAGGTCTGGAGCGAGATCAGCAGGATGCAGAGGACTGCGACAAGATGAGGGTCCGTGTTCTGAAGAACAGATTTTCTGGCGACACTGGTTCCGCTTGTGTCTTGACATACGACAAGGACACCGGTAGGTTGGGAGAGTCGGCGGATGCTGCAGAGGGTCTGCAGACTGTGACCGACGAGCAACCGGAGTTCTGACATGCAGACGTTCCTACCTCATCCCAACTTCAGAATCTCAGCGTCGATGCTGGATCGCAAGCGTCTTGGCAAGCAACGTGTCGAGGCCCAGCAGATCCTGAACGCTCTTGAGGGCAAGACCAAGGGCTGGGTCAACCACCCTGCCACCCGCATGTGGCGTGGGCACGAAGATGCCCTCAAGCGTTACCTCAAGTGCTGCATTGACGAGTGGGTCGCCCGTGGGTACAAGAACAACATGGGTGTGCAGGCCCCCACCCACGCCATCCTGCCGCCGTGGGTTGGGGACGAGCGGGTCCACTCCAGCCACCGTGCCAACCTGCTTCGCAAGGACCCTGTTCACTACGGGTCTTTCGGCTGGACCGAAGACCCGACCGCCCCGTACTACTGGCCATCACAGGAGAGTGACTGATGCAGCAACTTGAGATCGTCAAGGAACTGAAGGAGCAAGCCCGCCGTCTTGCCAGCACCTTCGCGGACGAGCAGGTCACCCCGGAATCCACCTTGTATTGGAGAGCCGCCGAGGTCATCGAGCGTCTGGGCGATATGAACCTATGGTCGGGAGGGTCTCCCGAATGATGACGGTCTTCTTCGACATCGAGACCAACGGTCTTCTCGATGAACTGGACCGAATCGTGTGTGTTTCCTGTTCCATCAACGGGGCAGAGCCCCAAGTCTTCCACGAAAAGGAGAGCATCGAAAATGCAATCAAGCAATTGGAACTGGCAGATGTCGTCGTCGGGCACAACTCCATCTGCTTTGACATCCCTGCCATCAAGAAAGTATTTCCAGACTTTAAACCGCAAGGCTTGGTCAGGGACACACTCGTCTTGTCCCGTCTGGCATTCCCAGACTTGCGGGACCGTGACATGGCGGATCAAGCAAAGGCCCGATCAGAATCCCTGAAGGCTCTGCCTTCAACTTGGATCGGAAGTCACTCCCTCAAGGCATGGGGTTACCGCATGCACATGCACAAGGGAGAGGCTCTCGAACAGGTGACCGACTTCCGAAGCCTGCAATACACCGAAGAGATCGGTGACTACTGCAAGCAGGATGTCAGGATCACAGCCAAGTTGTATAACAAGATGATGCTCATCGTTCCACTTGATCCGATGATCCTTGAGCATCACTTTGCAGAGTGCATCGCCGAACAGATGCGAAACGGTTTCGGGTTTGATCTCAACAAGGCGACTCGTTTGTATGGCTTGATGGTCGTGGAGCGTGACGAAATCATGCAGGATCTCCAGAAGGAGATTCCTCCCACAGAGATCAAACTCAAGACCAAGACCAAGTACGTCCCGTTCAATCCCGGCTCTCGCCAGCAGATCGCCAAGGCTCTTCAAGATCGTTGTGGCTGGAAACCCGAGGAGTTCACTCCCAGCGGTGAAGCCAAGGTGGATGAATCTGTTCTGTCCACGATCGATCACCCGTTGGCTAAGAAGTTCAGCCGGTACTTCCTCCTGTCCAAGCGTATTGGGATGCTGGCAGAGGGCACCGAGGCTTGGATCAAGTCCGAGAAGAGCGGGAGGATCTATGGGTATGTCAACCACAACGGGGCGGTGACAGGCCGATGCACACACAGGGCACCGAACATGGCTCAGGTCCCTGCGGTCTACTCGCCGTATGGCAAGGAGTGTCGTTCCCTTTTCATCGCCCCTTCCGGCAGGACGTTGGTTGGGGTCGATGCTTCAGGTCTTGAACTCCGTTGTCTTGCCCACTACATGGCCAAGTACGACGGGGGTGAGTACGTCAAGGAGATACTGGAAGGCGATATCCACACCGCCAACCAGAAGGCTGCGGGACTCCCGACCCGGAACGATGCCAAGGTGTTCATCTATGCGTTTCTTTACGGAGCAGGACCGGCGAAGATTGGTTCCATCGTCGGCGGCTCGTACTCAGAAGGAAAGAAACTTCAGGAAAGGTTTTTGAACAAGGTCCCCGCACTGAAGAAACTTCGGGAGGATGTTCTACATGCTGTCGAAGAGCGGGGATGTCTTATTGGGCTGGACGGCAGGCGACTTCCTATCAGATCCAAGCACTCTGCCCTGAATACTTTGCTACAATCAGCGGGTGCTTTGATCATGAAACAAGCCACTGTTAACATGAACAGGGCACTCACTCTGAATGGGGTGGATTATAAACAAGTTGCCCACATCCATGACGAACTACAGTTCGAGGTCGCGTCCCACCAAGCCGCTCTCGCCGTCAACCTTCTTCCGCAGGCAATCACCGAAGCGGGAGAACACTTCAACTTCAGGTGCAGACTCGACGGTGAAGCCAAGCAAGGGCAGAACTGGGCAGAGACTCACTAACAAGGTCAAGGCATACATCGCAGGGCTGTTCGATGGTGAAGGCTGCATCTGGTACAGCAGGACTCTTAGAGTTTCCATCACCAGTTGCTACCCCCACCATCTGCAAGACATACGGGACACCTTCAAGTTCGGTCAGGTCAGAAGGGTTTACAAGCAGGGTAAGAACAGACGGTCTTGCTACAGATGGGAAACCTCCGGAAAGTATGCCGAGCAGTTCCTTGAAGCGATCCAAGAGTTCTTGAAGGAAAAGCAATACCAAGCGGAACTTGGTCTCAGACTGGGGAGACACTCTCCGAAGACGATGACTCACAGTGCCATCCTCAGAGAACTCAAACTACTAAAGAAAGTCAACTACTGATGCCGAAGTCCAATCCCCTCGACGACTACACGTCCGACGAAATCCTGAAGTACCTCAGCCATAGGTTTGATGCTCTGATCTTCGTCGGTTCCCAGACCAAGAACAAGGCAGCGCAGGACCTGACCTACTGTTCTGTCGGTGCTTTCCACGCCTGCCTCGGCCTCGCCGAGACAGCCAAGTTGCTTGTCACGGCAGGAGGCCCGGAAGAAGAATGAAGACACTTGCAGTAATCGACGCAGACATCGTTCTCTACAAGACCTGCTCCATGGTCGAGACCCCCACCGACTGGGGCAATGACATCTGGACTCTCCACGCAGATGCGAGAGAGGCGAAGATGGCTGTTGATTCAGAAATCGCTTCTCTCAAGGAGGCCACCGGGGCATCGAAGTGCGTCCTGTGTTTCACAGCCCAGAACAACTGGAGAGCAGCGGTACTTCCTGAATACAAAGCCAATCGGAAGTCAACACGAAAGCCCGTCTGCTTTGGAGCGGTGAAGCAGTATGTGTTGAAGAACTATGACACCATGACCGAGGCCGATCTCGAAGCGGATGACTGCCTCGGTCTCATTGCCACAGGTCCCAAGACCCGTTGGCGTGGGTGCCAACGTGTTGTCATGATCAGCGAAGACAAGGACCTGATGTCTATTCCCGGCAATCTGTATAATCCCAGAACAGAAAGCCAACGGGTCATTACAAAAGATGAAGCCGACAGGTTCCACCTGTATCAGACTCTGGTCGGGGACCCCGTGGACAACTATTCTGGTTGCCCCGGCATCGGACCCGTCAAGGCCCAGCGTCTTCTAGATGACTCTGCGACATGGGAGACCGTGGTTGCTGCCTACAAGGACGCCGGTCTCACCGAAGACGATGCTCTGACTCAAGGTAGAATTGCTAGGATTCTTCGTCACCGCGAATACAACTTCAGGACCAAGGAGGTAAACCTTTGGAATCCTCGTACAGTCAGGTCTCGGACTCGGGCTCGCGCGAAGTCTTCGACACCGGTTCCCAGCGAGACACCCGAGTAGGCAAGGGTCGGTACGATCTCTTGTCCCCGTTCGTCATGGAACGCGATGCCCGCCACATGGAGAACGGTGCCGTCAAGTACGGTGACCGTAATTGGGAGAAGGGGCAGCCTCTGTCCCGATACCTTGATTCTGCCATGAGGCACATCCAGAAGTATTTGAAGGGTTACCGAGATGAGGACCACATGGCAGCAGCCCGGTGGAACATCGGAGCCCTGATGCACACCGAAGAGATGATCCGCAGGGGGATTCTGCCTGCGGAACTGGACGACCTTCCAGATTGGAAAGCAACCAAGGAGAACAATAGTGGAACAATCACAGCGAAATTCGCTCTTTGACAAGTGCCGTTGCGGGAGGAACAAGCACGCCAACCGCGACAAGTGCTACAAGTGCCACGCAAAGTGGCGGTACCACAACGACCCGAAATACAAGGAGTCCAAGAACTCCCGGTCCCGCAAGGATGAGATGAGTCTTGAGTGCCCCCGGTGCGGGGACCCCATGCTCATGTCATCCAAGTTGTGCAACGCATGTGCCCAGACTTCACTGAAGGTCGAAGGGCCTGCGGCTCCTCAGTTGAGTTTTGAGGACTGTGCCATGATCTATTCGTATCGGAATCCCGATGACCCCATCGATGGGCGAAGGGCCAAGACTATCTTCCAAATCGCAATTGCCAAGATCCGAAAAGCGATTGCGGAAGAGGGAACCCACGAAGACCTGATCGCCGCGACTCGGGGTTTGGAGGAACTCATTGATGGATGACTCTTTGGAAGCAAGACAATCAAAGCCGATCCCACCGATCCCCAAGGATCTGATTGAGGACCTAGACGCCCGGTTCCCGCACAGGTGCCCCAATGTCCATGATCCAGAACGATCCATTTGGATCTACGCTGGTCAACGTCAGATGGTGGAGTTCCTGAAGGAGGCCTATAAGCGGCAAATCGAGGACTCTTTCAAGGGGTTCTCCGAGTGAGACTGATCTTCGGAACTCCCCATTCAGCCAAGGACTACATCAAGGCCCACGGTTTCCGTGGGTTTCTTTGGTTGATGCGGCACTATCCCAAGGTTGCCCACCAACTGCTGTCGGTCCACATGGTGATCCTGCTGACCGGGTCCAAGAACTGCCACGTCATGGTGGAGAACTGCGGTCGGGTCTGGGACCACAGGTTTCTGGACACCAAGGTGTCTACTCTCAAACAGGCGTCCAAGTGGAACTACCACTTCACCGGTCACATCAATCTGTACGGGGTGGTCGGTCAGGCTCTCGACTGGGAGCGTGACAAAAACCGCAAGGATTCGATCATCAAAGCAACAATCGGCTTCTACCTTCTTGGCCTCACCCGAGGTCTGATCCGGTTCTGCTTGCCCAATGATTGCGTGACGGAAACCAAGAAGTATCTGGCCGAGTCCGGGTATCAAATCCCGGATAGGGTTTGGACTCCCCAGCAGTTGATCGACTGGATCGACGAGCAGGGTCGGTACAAGTTTGATCATCGCTGCCCCTTTCTAGGAGACTTGCCATGTTTGGAGGAGGCTCCCCGCCCCCGCCGCCAGAAACGCCTAAGCCTCTGGCCCCGCCCCCGACGCCTAACCCCTCTCCCCGAGCCGTATCCCTGCCCGGCAGATCGCAGATCAAGAGAGGCGCGGCTCGCGGATACTCCTCCTCCGCGACCAAGGGCAAGCGGCGTCTGACCATCAATCGCCCCGCGTCTGGCGGATCTTCCGGCGGCTACTCCGGTGTGGGTATGTGATGGGTGCCCCTTCTTATTCGGACGCCCTTCGTGAGATTGCGGGAATGCCTGCACCCCGCCGCCCCGGTGAAAGTTTCTGGAACTCGACAGGCATGATCACCCCGCCGACCAATGCCTCCACTCTGCTCACTCCTGAGCAGAGGTTTGCCCGCGACTACCCCAACAGGCAAGGGGACACTCGGGCGATGATCTATGGGTCAGGCAGAGCGCCGGGTTACATCTTGCCAAGCGAACGGCGAAGGATCATGGCCGATTACCAAAACCAGTATCAGGCCGACCTCCGTGGAGGCATCGCTGACCCTGAACTCGGGTCGGCTTACGTCCAATTCAAGTGAACATCATGAACGCTAAAGCCCTATACAACTCGCTTGAATCAGACAGGCACACGTTCTTGGAACGTGCTAGGGATTGCGCTAAGTTGACAATCCCCACCCTGATTCCTCCGCAGGGGCACAGTTCAGCGACGATCTATCCGACTCCGTTTCAGGGTCTGGGGGCACGCGGCGTCAATCACTTGGCCGCTTCTCTTCTCATTTCTCTTCTTCCTCCCAACCAGCCTTTCTTCCGTTTGTCTCTCGACGACGAGGCGGTCAGGGCTTTGGGTGCCCAAGGCACTGTCAGGGCAGAGATCGACAAGACTCTCTCGTCAATCGAGAAGTCAGTCATGCGGAAGATCGAGACCCTTGCGATTCGCCCCGCTTTGTTCGAGGCTCTCAAGCATCTGATTGTCGGAGGTAATGTCCTTCTCTTCATCGGAAAGGACAACCTAAAGGTTTACCATCTGGAGCAGTACGTCATCTCGCGGGACTCTGAAGGGGCGATCGAAAAGATCATCGTCAAGGAGTCCTTCTCCAAGTCCGCTCTCCCTGCCGAGATCACCAACCAACTGTTTGGTGCGCCGGTTCCTTGGGAAAAGGACGAGGAGGAAGTCGATGTTTACACTTGCATTCAGGCCTTGGGTGGTGGCAAGTGGAAGGCCTATCAGGAAGTCCAAGGAACCATCATCGAAAGCACGATGGGGACTTATTCTTCTAAGGACTTCCCTTGGTTCGCCCTCAGGATGAACCGGGTGGAAGGCGAAAGTTATGGCCGAGGATATGTCGAGGAATACCTTGGCGACCTCAAGAGCCTTGAAGCACTGACCCAAGCAATCGTCGAAGGGTCAGCCGCCGCTGCCAAGGTCTTGTTCTTGGTCAACCCGAACGGGTTCACCAATGCCGAGACTCTTGCGCGTTCTCCTAACGGAGCAATCCGAGAAGGGCTGGCCACCGATGTCACGGTACTGCAAGTTCAGAAGCAAAACGACTTCAGTGTTGCTCTTCAAACAATCGCTCAGATCCGCGAAAGGCTCAGTTATGCATTTCTTCTCGCGGAGAGTACGATTCGCAATGCTGAGCGTGTTACCGCAGAGGAGATCCGGCTGACCACCGCTGCGGTAGAGCGGCAGTTGGGCGGTATTTACAGCATCCTGTCTCAGGAGTTCCAACTCCCCCTGATCCGCAGGCTGATGTCCGTCATGACCAAGGCAAATAAGTTGCCCAAGGTCCCGGACGAATATGTCCAGCCGTTGGTGACTACCGGTATCGATGCCCTTGGAAGAGGCAACGACCTCACAAAGTTGGACACCTTCTTGGTCGGTCTTCAGCAGGTCATCGGACCCGAGGCCATGGCACAGTATGTCAACATCGGGGAGTACCT